CCGTCTGGTCAGCAGAGCGAGCGACCGCTCGGGGTCTTCAGCGGCAAGCCGATGCCGCGATGGACTACACCGCTGCCGCTCGGGGGGCTGCTGGATAATTCCAAGGCGTCCGGCAATGACGACCGAAACTAGTTCACTAGCTTGGGCGGCATCACCCCCGAAAATCCGAACTTGCCTGCGCCGCCGGAGCAAATTGGCGGCAGCAGGCCGGTGCGATTTTTGGCCGGAGGATCGTCGACCCACCGCAAGCTTCCGCGTTTGACACGGGTGCGCCGGCTGTGCCGCTCGTTCCCTCCGATGATCCAAATTTCTCGAGCGGTCTCCTGGGCCGGCTCGCCGCCGTTCTCGCGGGCATTGACCCCGAGAATCCGGAGCAGGCTGTGTCACAACCCGGTGGACTGCTCGGGCGCTACCTCAGCGGCAGGCGTTAGCCTCGAAGGCCGTAACCGCCGCTGAGTTGACACGTCGGGCAAATCACCTGCATATGTTCAACATCGCAAGACTCTTGAGCCCGCGCCGGGAAACCGGTCGCGGGCTTTTTGAATCGCGGCGGCCGCATTTCAGAGCTCTCATCATCGGGCGGCGCAACGGACGCGCCTTCGTGCGACCCGTCCGACCCTTCTCGCCATGAGGGTGAGGCCCGATTGATCCGAAAGAAATCAAAATGTCAAAAATGTCCGCAGCTGATCTGAAGTCCATGCTGGCCTCCGAGAAGGCCAACGCGCTGGCCGGTATCTCGGCGGCGCGGCTGATGGAAGATCGCGCCGATGCGATGGATTATTATCTCGGCGACATGCGCAAGGACATGCCGGCGCAGGACGGCCGCTCGCGCGCGGTCTCAACCGATGTCGCCGATACCATCGAAGGCCTGATGCCCGGCCTGATGGATATTTTTGCGGGATCCGACGAGGTGGTGCGGTTCGAGCCGGTCGGGCCTGAGGACGAAGCGGCGGCACAACAGGAAACCGATTACGTCAACCACGTCTTCATGCAGCAGAATCCCGGCTTCATGATCCTCTACTCGTTCATCAAGGATGCGCTTCTCTCAAAGGTCGGAATTGTAAAAGTGTGGTGGGAAGAGCGCGAGGAAGAGAGCCGCGAGACCTATTACGACCTGACCGACGACCAGTTCGCGTTATTGGCGCAGGCGGTGGCGGAATCCGGCGGCGCCATGAAGATCGTGGCGCATACGGTGCATAATTCGGAGGTTACGCCCGAAACATCGGAGGCCACGAGTTGACGAACATGCCTAGGCGTTGCTCGCCGGGTCCCACGGAGTCTCGGATTTCGCTTCGTTAGGGGTTGTTCGATTGACGTTGTTCATGATTTTTTCTAATCTTAACTTCGAGAATCCGTCTACTCAGATCGGCGGGGTCTGGTCGCGAAGCTGAACACGAGCGGCGTAGCAGGCTGCGTGGTCTATATGGTCGCGATCATCTGGCTGATCGCAACGCATTACTCTGGCACTCAGACTCCCGTTATCGAGGAAGCGCAATTCTGGTTAGTTCGCTACCCTCTGGGGATCTGGGGCCTGAGCATGTTTGGACCGCGGGAATTCTGGAACAAGCATGAGCTCTTGTTTTTTCCGGCGTGCTTCCCGTTTTCCTATTTGCTGGGATCGGCAATCGGCTGGGTTTTCGGTTTCGAAAAGCTCAGAAAGCCGCCCAACAGGTGGTAGAGTTCGTTGCCCTGCGATGGGGCCTAGGCCCTCCGCAACCCCCTTCGACACAACAGCCGTTACCTTTCAAAAACCGACGAGCAATGGCGGATACGCCACCATCCCGGTGGAACGACTATTTCGCGTGAAGCTGTGAGCTTGCCCACGATGGACGGCAGGGGAATTTTTTTCGTTTGAAGATCATTCCATCGAGCAGGTGGCGACATGTGTTGGATCATCTGCGCAACAATTGAGCACGCTGCTCGCGAGCCAAATTGGAGAGAAGCGAATTTCTCGACTCAGCCGCGCATCTCTCACGCACGTGGGCTGCGATGAATGCCCATCGCGCTCCCCGAACGCGCTAGGCGACGGCATCGTTCAAGGAAAAAGGGCACATGGCCTTAATGACGTTCATTTCTATTATCGACAAGATCGTCAGCCAATGCGAAGGCGACACGATCGATTGCACCAACGCGCATGCACAGTACCCGGAGGCGACTAGCTAATGAATATGGCTGCCCCCTTGCTAGCCCCGTCGCCTCCGGTCACGGCCCCGATCACGCATGACGTCACCATCGTCACCACGCGAAAGCTTGCCCAGGCCAAAGTGCTCGGCGTTCCCCCGGAAGAATTTGGCATCGAACGCGGCGCGCGCAGCATCCGGGATTGCAATTACTGTTTTCATGAGGTCGTCACCAAGACCGAAAGCCAGTTGATCGCGGAAGGTTTTGATGAGGAGCAGATCAAATCGCTCGGCGATTACACCGGCAATACCGAGATCGAAACGCTGGCGCGCGATACCGTGCAGGAGCATTTCAGCACCACCGCGGGCGGCGTGAATCCGGCGGCGCGGCTGGTTCGTATCACCGAGCATTACGTGCGAATGGATTACGAGGGCAATGGCCGGCCCTGCCTGTACCTGGTGATGACAGGCGGCGACCAGTGCGAGGTCCTGCGCAGGGACGGCCGCGAATCCATCACTCCATTCGACGCGATACCCTTTGCTGCGACAACGCCGGTGCCGGTGACGCATCGGTTCTTTGGCCGGTCGATCGCCGATCTCGTGATGCCGCTGCAGCGGGAGAAAACCGCGCTCAAGCGCGGCGCGCTGGATAATCTCTATCTGCACAACAATCCGCGGGTGGAAGTCGCCGAGAGCAATGCCGGCCCCAATACACTCGATGATCTGTTGGTGTCGCGCCCGGGCGGCGTGGTCCGCACCAAGACCGCCGGCGGGCTGAACTGGCAGGTGGTGCCGGATATCACCACCTCGATCTATCCAATGCTGCAATACCTCGATGCCGAGCTCGAAACCCGTACCGGCCTGGCCAAGCAAACGCAAGGCATCGACGCCGACGCGCTTCAGAGCCAGTCGGCGACGGCGGTGGCGCAGGTGTTCTCGGCTTCGCAGATGCGGATCAAGCTGATCGCGCGCATTATGGCGGAAGGCGTGCGCGATATCTTTGCGCTATTGCATGGCACGATCCGCAAGCACGGCCAGCAGCAGCAGACCGTGCGCCTGCGCAATGCCTGGATCAATGTCGATCCACGGGGCTGGAAAACTCGCGACGACATGACCATCAATGTGGGCTTGGGCTCCGGCGGCAAGGCGCAGCAATTCGCGCAAACCATGGCGATTGCGAATATTCAGAAGCAGCTGGTGGCGGGCGGCAAGGCCTTCCTGGTCGGCGACCGCGAGCTTTACAATACCGCGGCCGAGCTGACGCGCATCATGGGGCACAAGAACCCGGATCTGTTCTTTTGCGATCCAACCGCTGTTAATCCGCAGACCGGGCAATTGTTGCATCCGATGCTGCCGCCGCCGGCGCCGCCGCCCGATCCAAAACTGCTGGCGATGCAGGCGAGGACACAAGCCGATCAGGCCGCCGTCGCGCACAAGGCGCAGATCGAGCAGCAGAAAGCCGAAAGGGATGCGATCCATCAGCAGGTCAAGCTCCAGGCCGAGATTGAGCTGGCAAAGATCAAAGCGGAGCTCGACGCCAAAATGGCACTGCTCGACGCGCACATAAAAGCCGCGACCGAAGCGCAGAAGATGCAGCATGCGCAGGCGCAGCATCAGATGGATGTCGCGGAGACCGCGCTCGGCATGGTGGCGACCGCGCACAGCCACGATGCGAAGATGCAGCAAAGCAGCAGCACAAAGGACACACCCGATGTCTGACGAGAACCCGCTGGATCAGGCCGCCGCCAAAGCTCTCCGCGCGCAGGAGCTGCTCGACAATGAGCTCTTGTCCGAAGCCTTCAGTGGGTTGGAAGACACTTACACCGCGGCTTGGCGGGCCACCACGATCGATGATGTCGGGGACCGCGAGAAACTATTTCTCGCCATCAACATCGTCGGAAAGGTCCGCGATCATCTCATCGCCATCGTCGCCAATGGCAAACTGGCGCAGGTTGAACTGAAGGAGTTGGCGCAAGTAGCCGAGCGCAAGAAAAAATTCGGGATTGTTTGATCGGGATTCATTCGGTACGCCGCGACATTCCGGGGTCCGTACACGCAAACCTCCTTTTCGGGGATTTCTACAGAGTCGAAATGCCTAGAGGGTGATGACGGCCGGTATCAACCCAGGCCTCGCCTCGTGCCGTCCGAATTTGCGAAGCATTAATTGCTGACCCGTTGCAAAGATTGACACGTCGGGCAAATCACCGGCATATCTTCATCATCGCAAGAATTGAGCCCGCGCTGGGAAACTGGCCGCGGGCTTTTTGAATCGGATGCCCCATTCACAGAGCCCGTCACGACGGCGCGCAGCCTTTCACCGGACGCGCGTTCGCGCTAATCGCGACATAAACCGACACGCTGCCGAGCGCGCTGATTTTAAGCGACCGCAGCCAACCGCATTGGCGATACGCCAAGGCCGACCCTGTCAGCGGACAGGCGCCCGGCGAGGACACCACGGAAGCCGAACCGGAAGCAATGCTTCCGCGCCATCGGGCACCCGAAGTCTTGGACGAAGGACGCAAGCGGCGATTGGAAAGCCTCGCCTCGCACGATGCGGCA